TTCGACTCCCGCCGGGGGCACTCGCCCAATGCCAAAACTGGTGTAAAGTACCAGATCGTCCCGCTGATCCGATCTTCGTCTCGCTTGATCTCGACCCGATCGATCAGCCCGCGTAAAATATCCCGCAGCCTGGTTGTATTGTTTTCAGCCCGCAGGCCGCGGATTTCGTTTACCAGGTCTTGGATCTCTTCTGTAGGGCGCAGTTTTTTAGCCCGCGGCGTGAGCTGGACACGTTCTGCCAGCAGTTGACCCTCTTCGGCTTCCAATTCCGTGAGTTTCGTATGCAGCGCGCCCGCTGAGCGACCCTGGTCAGCGATCACGTCCACCAGGTTATCAATTTTTCGGCGCACGCTGCTCAGTTTTTTATTGAGATCCTGCTTTCTTTGTTCAACCTGTTCCACGGCGTGGCTTGCATTGTTTTCCAACTCCGTTGTCAGTTCCTGGATATGATTTGGCTCCAGGATGTAATCACTCAGGCTGTCGAGCACGGAGTTCTCCAACGCCTGGCGCGGGATTTTTGTCGCTGGGCAGTCTCCGCGCCGGTTGGCTCGGCTGCACGTGTAATAATCGTAACGGTATATTCCCTTGGCGGTAGCAGTGTCGCCGTTCAATGGAGATCCGCACAGCCCACACTGGGCCAATCCCGAAAGCAGAAAGCGGCTTGCCACCCGCCGAGGATGACTTTTCACGCTCATGGTATTCCTCCTCGATAACACTTTCTGGCGCGCCTGGACCGCATCCCAGACCGCCTTTGGGACGATCGGGTCGCAGTAGTCCTCGATCAGCCGGTCGCCGAATTCCATCACGCCTATGTAAATCTTGTTACAAAAAAACGTTGGCCAGGAATTTTTGTTTTTATACAATTTCGTTTGACGTGTGATTTCGGCGTAGCTGGCTCCCATTGCGCGCAGCTCGAACGCCAGGCGCACCTGATCGATCAGGTCGGGATACGGAACCCAGCGATGGACGATGTGAGGCCGTCCGTCCCGGCGAAGACCGATCTCGACCGGTTCGCGCATAAATCCGCGCGGTGGCACGCCGCCCAATGCGCCGTGCTGGTCCATGATGTGATGTAATCCTCGTTTGGTGTCGGTGCTCAAATCCTCCAGATATCGTGCGTTCATCCAGTCGATTGCCGACTCGAAAAATCTCCCGTCCAGCCCCGCCGGGACGCTGTCATTTAACGAGTGGATGATATACCCACGCCGCCGCAGATCCGCTTTGTAAAACTGGGCGTCGTCGATATCCCTGGCAAAGCGATTGTACTTCCACAGGATTACCCCAGCCTCGCGGCAAGCCGGGTTGTGAAAATGCCCAATCAGCGCCTGGAACGTCTCGCGCCCGACCGTCGAGGAACCTGGCGCAGCTTCGTCGATGAAAACGCGCGTCAAAATCAGCCCGTTTTGCTCACACCAGGCGCGGATGGCGGCTTCCTGCTGCGCCACGGAAAGTTCCTGGTCTTCGTGTCCCGAATCGCGCAGGTAGGCAACGACCGGCGAGTTAAGGGAGAATGGGTGGTTATTTGAAACCTGCATTTGAGGCTTCTACCCACTCCTGATATGATATTTTCTTATTGTCAACATCCAAAAGCGTTTCAAAGTCAGTTAACGATTGGTATGGATAATCCCCATTGACTGAATAAGTCAATAAATTTAGATTAACTCCATCGGGAAATCTTTGTCTCCAGCCATTGTCATCTTTTATGATCTGTTTTGCTAAGATTGCCACGTATTGGACAATTTTATAAGAAACATCGGGTTGGTAATCTCTGGATGCCCACTGTGTTTTTATTTCAAGTTCTAAAATATTGTCTCGAATTCTGGCTAAATTGATATTTTCAATATCGTTCACCAGCATGGTTTCGAGAAGGATAATAATTCCTTGTCGGAATACTTCTTCAATTTCTTCGTTTGTTTTAGTTGCTGTGGGGATTTCTGTAGGTTTTGATGTTGAGGAAGGTTTGGGGGTTATGGTCGCTGTAATCGTTCTGGTTGGTCTGGGTGTTCTCGTGATCTCTGGTATAGACGTATTTATGATTTCAACCTCACCGGCGCTACCAGTGGCCGCGATCGCAGTCTGAATTGCACTTTCGGATGGCGCGCAGCTTGCGAGATAAGTTAAAAGAAATATGGAAATAAGAAGAATGGATAATTTCATCGTTTAACCCCTTTCCTAACCCTGTTTTCCCCCTTGGATTATAGAAATCTTTTTCTATAATATTCTTGGGAGGATCGTATGAAAATCATCGAATTTCAATCCTGCTCTTTTCGGGTTTTTGTGTATATAAACCCGTGCTGCTCAAAAATCTCGATGGTCACCTTCTCGGCCTCGGGATCATCGCCGTTTAACCCGCGTTGCTCCATCACCCGGTTGACCTCTCGTGCAGCTGCGCGCAAACGCCGCCGGATATCCGCTGGCAGATTGGATAGGTCGGAATCTTCACCGGGCCCCGGACGAGGTAGCCCCAAAACGTCGTAAACCTCCGGCCCGAAGGCTTTCACCAGCTTGACAATGGACTGTTGATTACGGGGCGTTTTACCCCCTTTCTTCATCCAACTCGACATTAATGGTTGGGAAACTCCAATGTAGTCAGCAAATTCGGTTATTGAGCGTACATTGCCAACAGAATCACCGCGCCAGGCGACGTACTTCTTCGAAATCCAATCAGAGAAATCCACATCCCCATTATAGCAATTGTATAACAAATGTTGGAAAATAGTTGACATTTCATAACTGTAGTTATATAATATATTTAGGTTATTATAAATAACGATGTTATGGAGCAAGCAGATGCCCAAAGAAAACTACCTCGCCATCCGCATGGATGATGAAACCGCCGAAAAACTGGAAACCCTCTGCGAGGTCACCGTCCGCTCCAAGTCGGACATGACCCGTTTCCTCATCCTCAAAGAATACGACCGCATGGCCCGCGAGGGGGAGCTCGAGCAGGCCTCAGAACCCAAATCGAATCATTCATAAAGGAGCTACTCATGGAATACACATTCACAGTCACGGTTTACGATCTCGAAGATGCCTCCCAGGTGCGCAAACTGCGCGAAGCTATCCAGGATCGCATCCTGGAAGAGGTCGAGATGCGCGGTCTCTACATGGGTCCGGTTGTGTCTGCGGAGGTGCCCGCGGAGGTGGTCGATGGCGAAAAAGTTGTCGATTAGCGACTGCCGCACCTCCAGCGATTTCGACCGCGTCATCCGTCGTTCTGGCCAGCAGTACGTTGAGCGCCAGAACGGCACCAGCCATAAAGTCTATAAATTCGTCGAAAAGGGCGTCTCGGTGCCTGTCCCGCAGCACCGCGGCGAGATCCCCACCGGAACCCGCCGATCGATCGCCAAAATGCTCGCCCTGGTCGGTTTGGGTATTGTGGTTTTGATCGCTATATGCCAGGTCACATCGATCCTGGGTGCCTGGCTGGCGTAAAGGAGTATCGATGCGCTGGATATGGGTCAAATCAAAAGACGGTCGTGTGGGCCAGGTATGGGTCGATGAAAACCGTGATATCCGCGAGCAAATTGGCGCCGACTGGCTTTGGTACGCCATTATGCCCGAGCAGACCAAACCCGCGCGACCATCGTATTTGATAACGGCAGTCGCGCTTGTACTTCTGGTGATCCTTCTGACGGTCATCGCGTATGCGGCTGGGCTTGGCATAGTGTAGTTATCCTCCCCGATCAGAGTAGCATAAGCCGCTCGGGATTGGGGATTTTTGATCCAGGGAGGTAGATATGAACCAGAAATACACCCTCAAATCGGATTGGCAAAATTGGTTATTGGCTGTGTTGTTTTTGATCGGCGGCATCCTCGCCGCCTTGTTTTCCTGATCCACCCAAAGAGATAAGAAACGAATAACAGAAAAGGAGATTGATATGTACTCACGCGTTTTAGATACCCCCACATTTGCCGATGTGGTCGCCTGGGCGCCTAAACTGCGCAGCGATCCGGAGGTCGTTGCCCGCCAGGTGCTAAATTACATCGTCCACGCCACCCGCTTCGGAGCACAGATCGTCCGCGAAGAGTTCCTCGACGGCAAGACCCATTGGTCTGCCATTGTGGGTCACATCGCCGCCGAGTTGCCCGACCGCACCCCGCACGAGATCGGCCGCGCCTGTGGCGACCTGGGCCTGGCCAGCATTCGCACCCGCGATGGCTACCGCGCTTTTTGGAATCATAAGCAGTTAGAAATCCTCTGCGCTGCCCTGGGGGTGAAAAATGACTGAGCTGATCCAGCAGGATACAGTTTTGATCGACTGGCAAACAGATTTCACCGCCTGGCTTCAGGATCGAGGATCCTCGGCCAAGACCATCGCCGCCTACCGCTCCGACCTGGCCCGCTACATGGATTGGTTCCGCCAGGTTAACCGCCAGGCGTTCAGTCTGGATCTGCTCACCTCTGTCGATCTGCGCGCTTACCGCGCACATGCCTTGCAGGTCGAGCAGGTCAAACCTGCCACCTGGAACCGCCGCCGGGCGGCTCTGGGCATGCTTTGCCGGTACGCCCGTCAGATTGGCGCCATCAGTTACGATCCGCTCGCCGGTGTCCAACCTGCAGAGCAGGTCAAAGCCCCGCCGCGCTGGCTGGTACGATCCGATCAGCAGCGCATCCTGCGCCAGCTCGAGCGGTCGGTCAACGCTGCTCGCACCCCTGCCGCCCGCGTTCAGGCGCTGCGCGACCAGGCCATGGTTCTGCTGATGCTCCACGCCGGGCTGCGCGAGGGCGAGATTGTCGCACTGGATTGGGGAGCGATCAATGTTAGCCCGCGCTCCGGGCGCATCGTTGTGCGCCGAGGCAAGGGCGACAAACGGCGGGAGATCCCCCTCTCCGCTGAAGTTCGTCGTGCGCTGGCTACCTGGTCAGCCGAGGCGCAATCTGGTCAAAGTGGTGGTCCGGTCTTTAGTGGTAAGAACTCCGACCGGCTCACCACCCGCCAGGTTCAGCGCCGTGTGAGTGAGATCGGGCGCCAGGCGGATGTCGAGGTAACCCCTCACCAGCTGCGCCACTCTTTTGCCAAGCGCCTGGTGGACGAACGCCAGCCGCTCACCTTAGTCCAGGATCTGCTAGGTCATTCGCGCTTGGATACCACCGCCATCTATGTTCGGCCCGGCTGGGAAGATTTTGCCGCCGCCGTCGAAAACTTATAAATCAGGAGGTCTTATGTCGGATCGATCCAATGGACTGGTCAAAATCCGTGTCATCTCGACCCACGACACGGTCCAAGAAATGGCCGAACGAATCGGCAAGCTATTGGAGTCAAGCGGCTACGAGGTAATCGAATTTTCGAAATCCTACGTCCTCCAGCCGCCGGAAGAATTCAGGAGCCGCGTATTTGTCGCGGCAATCCCCAAAGAGAGAAAGGAAACGATGACATGACGGATAAACCAACCCCCGAGATACTGCAAGCCATACAACGCGGATATGCAATCATTCAGCAGGAGCAGGAAGCTCAGGAAGCCGCCGAAAAAGCAACAGAGGCTGAATATCGCGCAAAGTGGGACCAGGTCAACGAACAACTGAGCCAGGCTCTGCCTGAGATCCTGCGCCCCTACATGCAGCCAAATAATGGAGACTATTACCCGAGTCCAAACACATCCTTCTACACTGTTGTAATCGACATCCCTGGTTTGGCTCCGATCCATACCGAAGTAATCAAAGATCCCCTTCTTGAAGCTTGGGTAGCCGATCAGGGTTATGAAGTCCCTCATTTTTACGATTTCGATGATGAAAACGACCTCTACTGGGTTTGGCGACAGAAAACACACTGCCACGAACTCGACGTAGCCCTGGCGCTGGCACACGAAAAGGGAATGCAGGCTGCCCAGGCGAAGAGAATCCGCGAGGAACAATCTATTGAGCCGGTCTATGCGCCGGTGGAAGAAAATCCGATCATCGTCAACCCGCTCCTCGGCGAATTGACCGAGTACATCCGCGGCATCGTTGATGAGCGGATAGAAGAGCGCAATTTTTAAACCTTTCGGGGAGTGTGTCTATACCCACTCCCTACTCAATCCTTATGAACGATCTGAAAGTAACCCTCAAGACCGTGTATGTCCCGCTGCCGCCCGAAAAGCGGGCGGCCTATCGTTATGCCCTGCGAACACTGATTCAGATCCTGGAGGAAGCCCGCGATGCCAATCAACGCGATCCTGATCGCCGCCCTGGTGACGACCCTGATACTGCTGGTTGAACATTATTTTCCCTGGCCCGCCATCCTTGGTCGTGAGCTGCGTCGTGTAGAGGCGTATGTTTGCGGCGTGCTGGCTATTCATCTCCCCCTCAGCGTCTTGCTGCTGTTGTGGTCATTGTGGAATGCCCTCGCCGCATTGTGGACACTAACTGTAGCAGGCGGCGCCGTTGTGCTGGCCAGTCACATTCTGGATCATTACCTGGACATTCGTATCCGCGCACGCATCGCGGAACGTGAAGCGTTGTCATTGAGGCCAGACGATGCCCAGGATGACTAAAAGCCAAACCCAGCAGCGCGATGCTATCGAAGACGAGTTGTCGCGCCTTGGGTCTGCCCTGGTGTACCTGCACCTGGTCAGAGCGCGCATCGATGTGGCTATTGTTACCGGGCGACAGGCGGGTATTCTCTCGCCCGCCCTTGACGATCTTAGCCAGGTTGCGCTCTTATTGCGGTCTGTTCAGCGCTCGCTCGCTCAGCGTGCCCCTGCCCCAACCTCCCCCGCTCGCAGTATTCACTCTGAATACAGTAGCGGGGAAAATCACGATATTCACAAAATACCCGTTCCAGCCCCTCCCGGGCGGGCGCGCCGTCAGAAAAGCGGCCTGAACGAAGATTGATTATTGGTCGCATAACAACAACTTATGCGACACAAACTTGAGTATTTGATCGGATTATGACCCATTTACAAGCGCTTATCCCCGCGATTTTATGTCGCATAACTCGGAGGACGTTTTGACAGACAGCATCGTAGAGCAGATCAAGAGCAAGCTCCGCATCGAAGACGTGATCGAGCAGGACGGTTTCCCGCTGCCAAAGCGCGGCCGCTGGCGTAAGTGCACCACGCCACACACCGGCGGCCTGGTCGTGGATGTGAACGGCCAGGTGTACAACTGGTACGCCAACAACGAATGGGGCGATGTGATCCAGTGGGTGATCAACCGACAGCGCGTTGACTTCAAGGCAGCCTGTGAGCTCCTCTGCCGTCGAGCTGGGTTACCGGATCCAACCTGGTCTTCTCAGGATCCCACGGTCCGTCTGGCGGCCAGGCAGCGCGAGGACGCCCTCGAGGTAGCGCAACGGGTCTTCATGCGTTGGCTGCTCAAGAGTGATTCGGCGGTGGCTTACTGCGCAGGTCGGGGCTGGAAAGTCTGGCAGGATCTTTCCGACCCAGAGACCCCCGGCGGCGCTGATCGACAGCCAGGCGCGGTGATGCTGGCAAAACTGGGTTACTCTGGCGATGGCGAAGACGATGAAAGGCAGGAACTGCGCGGAGAGCTGATTGCATCTGGGGTTGATCTAGACTCTCCGGTTGGCGTTGCAGTGATGGGGTATCGCGGAGATGTGCATAGCTGGGCAGCTAAACATAATCTGGAGGGGATCAACCCGGATTGGGTCGAGCGCGGATATATACCAGGAATTTTTGGGAAAAACCGGCTGGTCTATCCTCACCTGGTCAATGGCCGTATCCGTTACCTGAGCTCGCGGGGAATTGTTGAAAAATTTCACTACAATTTACCAGAAATTTTAGTTGGAAAGCGCCAGGTATTCAATAACCATGTCTATGCTGCTGCTACTGATACGGTTGTGATCGTCGAGGGGCAGGCGGACGCGATCAGCTGGGGGATGTGGGGGTATGCGGCGGTGGCACTGGCAGGGGTATCGCTGGATGAGGAGATGGCGAAACTGCTGCGCGAGCGGCATAAAAACATCTACCTGGCACTGGATATGGATACCACAGGGATAAAAAACGCCTGGCGGCTGGCTGAGCTGCTGGGGCCGACCGTGCGGCTACTGCCCATTTCGGACCCGGGCGCGCTGCTACTGCCACTGGATGGTGATTTGCAGGCAAAACAGCGCGAGGCAATCGAGCATGCAGGGGATTGCCTACGCGCAGTCTCGGCGGTGATGCGCTGGCCGATAGGGGAGAAGTTCGCAACCTATCCGGTCGATGGTGAAGAGCGACCGGTGAAGGATTCGAACGATCTGCTGAGGTCCATGGCAGCGACCGGTCATGATGACGACAAACAGGCCAGCGTGGCCAAGCTGCTACTGGACCGGGCTCCGATGTTTGTGGAGGCGATAACCAGCTGGGCGGGGGCCAGAGAGGGGGCGGCGCGCGACGAGGCGATCAAGCAAGCGGTGGGGGTTATCAACCGGCTGGATGAGTTCAGCCTGGCGCAAAATAAGGGCAGATTGGCGAAGATCCTACAGGTGACGATGCGCGAGTTGGAGCGGATGCTCAAAGCGGCGGCGGCTCAGGCAACGAAAGAGCGGTCGCATGGGGAGGCGACGTACACCTGGGGGGAATATGTTGACGGGTGGCTGCTGGAATATCTGTATGACCGCGAAAGCGGGCGGGCGCTGCTGGCCTGGCGGGATCCGGACGGAAAGATTGACGGCGGGTATGGCGTATCGATCAATGGACGGTACTACGAACCGTATCCACCGAATGATTTATTGAAGATGGGCTCGATCCACTATCCCAGCGCACTGGGGGATAAAAAATCCATCGCGGAGCTGGTGACCTACCTACGGATGTACCTCAAGTCGGTTTATATCATGCCGAGCGATAAACTGACCAAGCTGGTGGCATTTTGGATTTTAGAGACCTGGCTGTTCGACTGCTTCAGCTCGACGATTTACCTGCGCGCCATGGGAAGCGCGGGGGCAGGCAAATCTGAGTTCGTTTTGCGGGTCGGGCTGGCATGCTACCGGATGATGCAGGCCAGCGGGACGGACACAACAGCCAGCCTCTTCCGGGCTGTGCACCGGTTCAAAGGCACGGTTTTGATCGACGAGGCGGATATCTCGTACAGCGACACTGACAACGAGATGGTCAAGTTTTATAACCAGGGCGCATTTAAGGGAAGGCCAATCATGCGGACGCGCGAGGTGACCCTGGAGGATGGCAGCAAGGATTGGGAGACGGTGGCTTACAACATCTACTCCCCCAAATTAATCGGGATGCGCAAGGATTTTAAGGATGACGCGGTGGGAACCAGGTCGCTGACTTTAAAGCTGGTCACGCGGGAAATGCCGGAGCTGGTGGCGGCCGGGATCCCGCTGAATGTGGATGAGGCCATCCTGGCCAAGGCGCAGGCGATCCGCAACCTGCTGCTGAGATTTCGCCTGGAGCACTGGCAGCCGGAGATCCCGATCGACGCGGCGTGGTTCGACATGTCGATATCGCCGCGGTTGAACCAGGTGGCGGGGCCGCTGCTGGCGATCGCGCGAGACGACCCAGAGCAACAGGAAGATATCCGCCAGGTGCTGCGGGATTACTACCAGGAAACGATCCTCAACCAGAGCATGACCCTGACCGCAAGAATCATCGAGGCGCTGTGGAAGATATGGAAATACCCCGACCTGCGCAAGGAAATGGTGCGGGTGGATGAGGAGGGAAACAGCTTAATAAAGATTGGGGACGTGACCCGGATCGCAAACGAGATCATGGATGAGATGAACGATCCAGATGCGGATGATACGGACGAAGATGCGAAGCGATCACGGCGGACCGAGATCAAAGCGCAGCGCGTGGGCCGGATATTGCGTGAAGAGCTGATGATGCAGGTCAGCGACCGGCGCCGGGACGGGTTTTGGGTGTACTGGAACGAACCCAGGATGTTGGGGCTATCGACGAAATTCGGGGTGAACCCGGATAATTTTGGACCGCAGCCAGAGAAGGCTAAGCCGGTTCAGGAAAGGTTGTCGTGAATTTGTGAATACTGTTAACTTTGGTCGGCCGCTGACACTTGTCTTGTCACGAAGATTAAAAACGGGGGCAAAAATGAGAGGAATTTTAATCTTCGTTACAAGACAAACTCCACTACCCAAAGCATATTCACTAAGTTCATATGTTAACGGGGCAAAAATGGCGATTTTAAGCGGTTTTTGGGCAGTTTTAAGGCTTTTGAGGTCATTTTTAAGTGTATATCGTGATCACTGGTTAACTTATATGGCATTGAGGCGCACATTTGAGATGTACGAAAAACAGGGCTTCTACCAGCCTGTGAATATCGTTAACTGGAGCTTTTTTTGAAGTTAACCAAAATTCAGCCATTGAATATAGGATATGAGGTTAGAAAAAATGAACAATTTAGAGCTTGCAAGACTGGTACTGGATGTTCTTAAGATGGCCAACGAATCGGACTGTGCAAAGATCATTGATCTAAAACCACACATAAAAGTTGGTGAAATAACTGAATATATTTCAGCAAAAACCAATCAGAAAATAGCGGCTCAGAAAATTGGCAGAATTTTACGCCGTGAATTGGATATGGAAATTGCAAAACGCCAACGAGATGGCTATTGGGTATCGCTTGATCAGACACGGATTATGCAGGCCGAGAAAAAATTGGTGAATTTATACGAAATCGAAGACATAAAAAGAGAATTTGTTCCCAATCTTTTTGACCTGGCCAGTGAGGTTTATCTTCTTAGAAAAGAATTAGAGGAGATCAAAAAAAAATGGCAAAGCTGACCAGGCATAGAGTGGTAGAACAGGATGAACCGATGCGGATGGATGGGGCACCGGTGGCATGGCTTATGGTGGTAATCATTACGATGGTGTTAGTTGGGGTGATGATGGGCTGCCTGATGATGGCATGGTATCTGGTTTTTTAGTGGAGAGAGCGATGGATGAATTATTGAGGATGTTAAGTGAGCTGGAGAGCTGGCAGGTGGGCTGCCTGGTGCTGCTGGGTTGCCTGGTGATCGGCGGCCTGATGGCGATGATCAATGACGAGCGGGTGCACCGGTGGCCGACACGGGATATCGATGCCAGCTCTCCGGACCGGGAGAGCGGCAGGAAGATACTGGATGCGGCTGACCTGGTCGAGAGCCGTATGCATGGACGGATGCGAGGCGGTCATGTCCGTTTGCAGGTCCCTCCGCAGGATACGGTCCAACACATGGATTTCGACGTGCGTCTCAATCTGGATTGGATCCAGCGCGAGGGGCGGGATTATGGGGTAGAGGTGGTTGAGCGTGAGAATTAGCGTGCGTGCGATGAATCGGGAGACAAAACCCGGGGGAGGGGATGCGGAAGGATGAGAAATCCTAACGCGATTGGATGGGTTTTGTCCGCACTAACTTCAGCAGGGTTGCTGCTGGCATCGCTGCTGGTGGGGGAGCCGATTTGGCTGCCGGTGTTTACCCTGATCGCCGGGCTCATATTGGCAGTGGCCGCCGGGGTCGGGATGGTGGATTGGATCGCCTGGAAATGGCTGGGCTGGCTGGCGGATTACCGGCGGTCGACAATGGTCTCGGAGCGGGTAGCGCTGCTGGAGCGGATCGCGCGGATGGACGAGCAACAGCTCGATTTTGCAAAGCGGTACGTGCCGAGGATCGAGATGGCCAGCGGAGATGCCGGTCCGGCGCTGTTCCTGCGGGTGGTGAACGATACGATCCCGATGGACTTTGTGCGGGAGTTCCTGGCAGAGGGTGACGCGGAATGGCTGTGCCCGGTGCGGCGGTATTCGGAAGGGTCTGTGGAGCGTAAATGGTCAGAGGCGTTCACGGAGTGGGCAATCTGGATGGGATACGCGGCTGAGGCTGGCGGGAACCGGCCAGCGCGCTGGATTGCGCGGGAACGGGCGATGCGGGCGCTGGGGCTATGAGAGAGACTAAGAGATGAATTGAGAGGTGAGTAATGTACATGGTGTGGTTCGATAACGACAGCAAAAAATCGACTAGGGAAAAGGTGCAGGCAGGGGCGGCGCATTTTGCGCGAAAATTCGGCCTGGCGCCGAAGGTGTGCCGGGCGAATCCGGCCGATTTCGGAGGATTGACAGAGCCGGGGCCGGACGAGGTACGCCTGATCCTGGACCTACGGGTATTGCGGCATCACTTCTGGCTGGGGATGGATGAAGAATCCGGCAGGGGAAAGGTGTAAGGATGGCTTCTAACGAGGTTAGAACGATGTTAGAAAAGCAGAAACAGGGACAGGCGGTATTTATTGACCTGGACGGGGCAAGCGCCCTGTCTGAGCTGATCCAGGCACTGGGGCATGACCCGGCGGTGATCAGCGTGGCGGAGCTTGAACGGATTGCTGAGCGACTGGCAGCGATCGCGCGGAAAGATCCACCCTGGGGATGGCGGTATCTGCGCAATGTGCTGAACGGGAAGATCGAGCCGAGTCGCAAGTTAATGGACGCGATGATGCGTCTGGGGGCGGTGATCGACGAGACGCCGGTGGAGCTGGTGCAGAGTGAGCGGGTTACAGTCCAGGCGCTGGGCCAGGTGCGGCCGGGGTCGCTGGTGCTGGCTGATTCACGGCCGTGTGCAAACCCGCTGTGCGGGATCGAGTTTGTGCCGTGGCATCCGCGCCAGGTGTATCACGCGGTGAGATGCAGGAAATTAAAACGTGAAGGCACGAAAAAGGAATAAAGAGATGGCGATGAAATGTCGTTATTGTGAAGAACCGGCGTACTTATTCAAGTACATGGACCCGCCGTTATGCGAGAAACACATTGAGATGGTGCTGTTCATCCAGATGGTCAAGAATCGCGTGCTGGAAGTGCGCCTTGACAACGTGCGGGAGGTTTATGAAGAACTTGGCGCTTATGCACACTTGAATATCCAACCGCTGGAAATCGAACGCTATTTCAACGGTGTGAAGGATTGTAAACAATGAGTGGCGAGGTGTTGGAAAATTCTATGAGCTCCCATGGGATGCGCTGGTTGCACGTGGTGCAAATGGGGCAGCCGGTGAATATGGATACCTGGTTGTCCCAGATAAACCATTACTGCCTGGCCCTGGTGGAGACACAGACCGAGTACGAGCAGGATCTGGATATGCATCACCTGCGGTTGTGGTGGCCAGCGCGCGAGGTCATCACCGCGCAAGGCGGGCCGGATTGGCTGAATGGGCGGAAGGCGCTGCTTTGGAAGATCGCCAAGGGGCAAGTGCTGCGAGAGGCGGTTATGTTTGCGGGGATTGCGTACCTGGACCTGGTCGGCCGGTGGCCAAAAGTGGCGCTGGTGCAGAAAATTCCGGAGATGGCGACGGAGCGCGTGCTGGTGTACGCAGACAGTGAGGAGCGAGTTGAGGTCAAACTCGAGGCGATACCAACGCTGCCGCGCGGTTTTGTGCTGATGGCGGAGCGCATCGACAAGCTCAGCGCCCGGGAGGAAAGTGAGGAGACATGAGCGATGAAATCAAGGCATGGAAATGCCCGAGCGGGCATGTGTTGGGCCAGGTGGTGCGGAACGGCAACGGGATCCGGCAGTTGCTTTTATATAGGGATGCGATCGATATCGACCCCTCCCCCGGTCCTGAAATCGATGTGATTGCGGTAGTGGAGGGGTATGCGGCAGATGTGCGCTGCTCTATCTGCGAGGCGGTGCGGACATGGGTACCAGGGCAGGAGGCGCTGGATAGGCTGGTGGCGCGGGTGTTGGCAATGAAAAAGACCGGCGGGTGAATGATGGAACCGATAATTGAAACTTGCCGAATATGTGGAAAAAAGGGAGAGGGTATTCAATTCTATACCTGGGTTAAGGATACCTTTACCAATTACGATTTGCTCAAGATAGGAGAAATAATATGTAAAAACTGTGAATTCTGGTTTGACCAAAAATCAACAGAGTTACAACGTCTTCTGGGTAAAGACAAACCCCAGAAAATGCAGAATTATTCACATTTTATTATCGGAAATGAATGGCGACCGGTTAGCAAGGGAGATAAACATTTAATGGCGCAATTTCTCTTGTCGTCGCCATTCCCCACTCTGGCTGCGATTGCCGTGAGTGGGCAAAAACATATTGCCTTCCGTGCTCGTCAAAATCCGCCAGGCCAATCTGCCGGTTGGGTGCAATTTGAAGAGCAGGCTGTATGGGTAATAAAGGATGATTTGTCTATCTTGCTAAAAATGATTGAGGAGCTGTACACAACATTTAACAAGGATGAGATTGGATCAGGGAACTATTATCCAGCTCGCATCCTAATATTTGGGATGGATCGATGGTACAGCCTGGAGCAGCATATCCGACCAATACGACATTCAATCTTATTTCAACTGGCCCTATTTCTGGCGCAAAGGAGTAATGATGACGGAGAAAACGCGAGTGATGGCAGCGACGCTGCTAAAAATAATTTGGCGGGGAATACCGCCAGATTACAAAAGACGCTATCGAATGACAATTTGGACACAGTTCGAGAACGAAATACGGGCCGCGAGTTACACCAGCAGCCTGGCCAAGTTCATCAGCTCAATTTGTACACACCTGCGGGCGGATTTGGGCAAGACGGCAGCAGAACGAGCAGTAGCGGAAGAGATAATCAAAACAGCAGATGACCGAACAATGGTTAAGATGATGCGCGATGAAACCACCTTGCTAGTTTTGATGGTACGGGTGGATAACGAAGAAAAACGGAACGAATGGCTTGAAAGCCAAAAGGAAGAATGAAATGCAAACTTATATCTTCGAGGGCGTGATGACCGCCCAAACATCGATCAGTCATATCGGCGAGACTTTTGGGATAAACGCGCGGTTGAGGCGTGAAAAGATTGTGCAATCAGATGGTGGCATCGAGGAAGTTCCGGTGATTAGCGGAAACGCTATTCGTGGAGTTCTGCGTGACAGAGGGATGTTGCACATGCTCAAGGTCTTGGGGTATGGGGTAGATGAGCAGACTGGCGAGGTCCGTGGACTATCTTTACCCGCTTTCTACTTTCTATTTTCGGGAGGCGCTCTGACTAAGGGTGGCGGAAATGCTGGCCTGGACGTAGATGAGGCGCGAAAATGGCGCAGCCTTATCCCGTTGGTGGCGTTGTTTGGGGGTGCTATGGGCGGGCAGATCATGCCCGGAAAACTGAAATGTGGCAAGGCGATCCCGATTTGTACAGAGACAATACACTTGATTCCTGAGAGGTTTTCGACAGGCAGCGAACAGTCTATTTGGGATATGTGTCAGGAAGAGGCCTATACGCGTAGAGACGATGAAAAAAACGAGAACCTACGACCCTTGCTCCAACCCGAGGTAAGAGGTCAACTGGAAGCCTTCGCAGCTGAGAAACGGTCCAAAAGTGGGACGAGTGAGGATGTCGCCGGTGAAACTGGTCAGAGCCAACAAATGCGCTATTTTGTGGAAACCCTGGCCGCTGGAACACGGCTATTTTGGGATATGACCCTGGATGATGTGACCCCATTGGAATTTGATGCCCTTTGCGTCACGCTGGCAGAATTTAGCCGATATCCTTTTATCGGCGGGAAAAGTGGGGTTGGGCACGGCAAAGTAGCCGTGCGGTTTGATCACTGGATAGAAATTAACCCGCGCATCGCTCCAACTGGTAAAGAAATTGATGTGTCGTTGGGAAACCGCTATATACAACATCTTAAGGAGCGAGGGGACGAAATCCGGGGGGTGATTAATGCCCTCATCTGATTTTGTCCCATTGCGAGTGCGCTGCTGGCTTCGCGCACCAATTGTGGCTGATCAATGGCTGCCTCTGGATGGCGTGTTGCTGTTTCAACATACCCGCTCTGACATGGGCGCAAGTGAGGCAACTATCTCAGGAGCATCCCCTTTTGCGCAACCCAAAGGCGGGGAGATGCGCGGCGGGCGACTGCCATTGCAATATGTACATAGCAAAGACTGGTATTACAAATGTTCCTGGGCAGTTTGGGGACCATGTTGCGATGGGCAGGATTATTGGAGCAAGCGGTTTGATATGACCCATGCCACCCTGGTAGATTTCCGCGGTAAGCGTGGGCGAATTGACACCTCCAGCAGCACATATAAAGCCTATAGGATGCCGGTATTTTATCGCGCAGCTCAATGGGTGGAATGGTATTGTGTAGCTGATATTAATAAACTCTCGCCTTTGGTGTACATGACCACTCACCTGGGTAAGAAAAATAGCCAGGGATGGGGACGCGTGATTCGCTGGGAGATCGAACAGGTTGCCGAAGATCATTCGATCTGGCGGGATGGAAAATTGATGCGAGGTATCCCACGTTACCATTGGCCGCGTGAAGGGGGAGAGCCAAGCATTATCGGGCTATATGGCATCCGGCCGCCGTACTGGGATCATCGTAACCAAATAGAACTGGTGTTGCCATGAGAGATAAACGCTACACCGACATATATGCGCTGCCGGAAACAAAAATGATCCGCGTTTGCATGACCCGGTACGGTCAGCACCCATCGGACGTGATTACTATGCTGCGTTTGCAGGGTATGCACCAATATGAGATCGCCGCGGATCTTGGTGTCTCACTTTCCACCGTGCGTCACTGGCAACGACCAGAGGTTGGTGGAACTATTTATGGCGAAGCGCATCGAGAACGGAGCCGGGAGCTGATGACGAGGCTGAATGACCAAATGCGGCGGGGTGAACTGAAACGCGCGCGCACGCCCTGGCGCAAACAACGGCTGTTTTCTGGGTCGCGATGATGCGTAATAAAATAGCCGCTCTCCATGCCAAAACAAACGCCTATCAGTGGAAACTAGCAATGGCGCGGGAGACAATAGCCCGCGCCATTGAAAAATGCGCCGAGATTGGTTATCCGGCCTATGTATCTCTTTCTGGCGGCAAAGATAGCACGGTTGTATTTGAGCTTGCCAGAGAGCAAATGCCGAATATCTCGGCGGTATGGTCTGACGACGAATGGTTTTTGCCAGAGACATTGGCATATATTCAGCGCTTACAATCCGCCGGTCTTGATGTAAGGCAAATACGTACTCAGGCGTGGCATGCCGAATGGTTACAAGTCAGTGGCGACTACGACGGGATTCCTGATTATGCCCAACAGCATGGATGGGGATTGTGCTTCCTGGGTTTGCGCGAGGAAGAATCGAGCAAACGCAGGGTCCACCTGCGCCACTTTGGACCGCTCTACTTCGCCCAGGTTAATGACTGCTGGCAATGCAACCCCATACATAATTGGACCTGGCGTGATGTTTGGGCCTATATCGTGAGCGCAGGCATAGATTACAACAAGGCTTACGATCGCCTTGAGGCAATTGGCGTTTCTCCAGAACATCAGCGTATTGGCCCGTTTGCTGTTGAGCGCGCGTTAGGCTATGGGCAACTGGCCATCCTAAAGCGCGGATGGCCAGATCTTTACAATCGATTTTGCGAAAAATATCCTAATGCAAGTCAATATACATAGTGGTATCTAGACCAGCTGTTTTTTTAGGCGCGTGGTTTCCGCCCGGGGCGCGGGTGTTGGGGATGAAAAAGACCGGCGCCTCACCCGCCGGTCTTGGGGGGTATAGGATTTATGGCTTGAGATTTTCGAGGCGGGCTAAAAACTGGATGCGGAGCTGCTCAAAGCGGTCAATGGCGTCCAGGTTGCGCTGGATGGTGGAGCGGTTGACATGATCTAGGATGTTGGCTATCTCTTGATAGGAGTGCTGCTCGAGCCAACCGTTTTTTCGGGCATCAGCGAGGGCGGCGATGCGGGCGGCTTTGACCAGGGCGGTGGTGTCCTCGACGTGGGGACGGTTAAGGCTGCGGGTCGTTGGGGTTGGCATCTAGGCTCCCTGATTTTTAGGCACACGCTGGCGGCGCACGTTATCAGTAGCGAGTCTACCGTCTCTATAACCTCGGTCATACATATCCCTGAGGATATCTGTGACTACAGCCGCCTCTTCGGCCGTGGAAAATCCCCACGGCCAGGCTATATCCCATGACCCCCTGCCGTACAGGGGGTCACAGTCCGTGTTTACGAACACGGATGTGATATGCTCATCTCTTCGTAATACCCACCAGTTAATCATTTCATGCTCCTTTTTTTTGTGGTTAGTAATCGCTATCCTGGGCGGCATTTAGTCTCCTGGTTTCCGCCCTGGCCGCGGGCGGTTATCGAGATAATGGTTGATACTCTCGTATGAGAGCAGCCAATCACGCCCAGCTTTACGCGCGCTGGGAATGTAACCACGGGCGCAGGCGAGGCGCAGCCCGCGAGCCGAAACTGGCTCTCCGACCTCGGCGGTGTAATCGACAGCCTCAGCGATGGTACATTCACCCGGCTTTTGCCCGGCGACGGGCGGCTGGCCGCCGACCCTGCCCAGCATTGCTCCGTAATTCCAGTAGCCCATCTGGTCGCTGCCGACCAATGCTTGGTCGGCATATTTATCCGGCATCCTCCAGCCCAGATCATTAACAATCGTCAGACGGCGGCGATCCTCAACTGGTTGATCAAACCAGGTGCCAACCCATCCAGCACCATCATAGTGCCAAAGGGTATTGGTCATGTATTGCACTCCATCTGGCGAAGCCAGAATAATATCATTTACATCTGCCGGGCGCGACCAGAGGTCATTGTCTGGCCCGCTGCGGGCAATACCGACACGGCCGGTATCGTCACGTACCAGGAATTGTCGGACCACTTTTGACAGGTCGGGCCAACGATAGTTTGGTAATTCATTTGGGTTCATTTTGTGTCTCCTTGTTGGTTTTTTGTTTGCTTATCCGTATATATAATACCGCGTGCGGTACTAATTGTCAATAGGTTTATAGGAACTGGTAAAACCTCTAATGTAATGTTCTAATTGTTCTAATTGACTCTTGTAAACTCTTGACAGATGCGCTATAATTCAATTGTTGAATATTGCAAGCCCGATACGGTTCGGGCACAGTCGGAGATGAGCGCCCGGCAGTCCTTGATGGATTGTCGGGCGCAAACGTTTTAAGCGGAGGAACAATGGAAAATAGCATTTTCGGGACTTTGGCGTTGATCATGGCAGTTGCATTCCTTGTCGAGACGCTGGTGGAGGCGGTCTTCGGCCGGATCGTTGACCATGTGCCTGCATTGCAACCCTACAAATGGGCGCTGGTCTATGTGGCTGTGGCAGCCGGTATAGTCGGTGCGTTCATTTACCAGTTTGATCTTTTGTATCTACTGGGCGTGTTTGTTGATTCGCCAGTCGGTATTACGCCGTTTGGTCTGGCCGTCACAGGCGTTGCGATCGGCATGGGCGCATCGTACATACACCAGTTCATCACCCGGTTTTTTCCCAAGAAAGACCCGGAGCTGAACGAACACGACGTGCGCAGCTATGGATAGCACGGTATCCTTGAGCCGTGCATCGATGCAATCAAACCTGCAAAAACAAATTGACCATCTGGGGGTCCGTATGGATCAAGGCTTCGCGAAGCTCGAATCGATGCTGAGTGCAGTTGAAGAGCGGCTGCGGTGTCTTGAAACGAATGATGCGGGCTACCAGCCGTTAATCACGTCCAGGGTAGATGCAGCTTGGCGTAGATTGGAAGAGCAGCAGGAACTAATAAGTACTCATAACAAGATGCTACATGCGATCAACCTGGAGATCGCGGGGCTTAATAGGACCAATATAATTTTGAGCTGGCTGGGCGGAATCATGGGTACTGCGGTGATCGTCTGGCTGGTCGGCAAGATACTGGAGCTGATCGCATGATTGGAAACAAAGGCATGTACATCTGGAACGTCCGGAATACCGAGGGCGGGAATCCGGGAACAATCGCTCGGCTGGCCGTGGAAGCCGGGTTGAGTCACGTCCTGGTCAAGATCGCCGACGGTACTGGGACCTTAAACGTCCGGGACGGGATCGACCAGGCCAGATTCGTGATCGATGCGCTGCGCGGCGTGGGCGTGACGGTCTGGGGCTGGCAGTACGTATACGGACATAATCCGGCTGGCGAGGCGGATATTGCGATACGCCGCTGCTTGGAGTTGTCCGTTGACGGGTTCGTGGTCAACGCCGAGGTGGAGTACAAACATAGGCCACGCCAGGCTGCGGCCTACATGAGCAGGCTGCGGAACGGGGTCGGCGGTTTGCCGATAGGCTTATCGACCTACCGCTTCCCGAGTTTTCATAGGGAGTTCCCGTTCAATCAGTTCCTTGAATTATGCGATGTGAACATGCCCCAGGTGTATTGGATGCAGGCGAGCAACGCCGGGGCGCAGCTGCGCGCAAGCATTGCCGAGTACCGTGGATCGCAGTTTGTTCAGCGCCCGATCATCCCGACCGGGGCGGCGTTCCGGGAACACGGCTGGCAGCCTACGCCCGGTCAGGTGCGCGAGTTCTTGACCGTCGCGAAAGAGTTATGCGCCGGGGCTAATTTCTGGGTGTGGGAGCATACCCGTCGCATCCCAGAGTTGTGGGACGAGATTCAATCGTTTAATTGGGCAGTCACCGTTCCGACCCCGGCGCCCTTTCCTTCGCCTACGCCCGCGCCGACCGGCTATCGGTATCGCGTGCTGACCGATACGCTTAACGTGCGCCGTATGCCGTCCGCCAGGGGCAACACGCCTATCCGCCAACTGCGCAAAGGTGATGTGGTCAACCTGGTTGAGGTGGCTGGCAGCGACGTTTGGATAGAGATCGCGCCGGGCGAGTACTGCGCGGTGCGTCTTGGTAACGTAAAATTTTTGGGGCGGGTGGAATGAAACGCCCAGTTGAACGCCCGGATTGGGACGAGTTGCTGCGGCAGATCCCGCTCGGCCTGAATATCGAAGAAGCCGAGGACGGGCGTTCTTTCGTATCGCCTGATGAGGCGAGATTACGGTCCGAGACAGCACGCCAGGCGTTGGAATCTATCCAGGGACCGGAGATGCCGGGCTGGCTTGAGATGTACTACCGGTTACGCAACTCGGGCTGGCCGTGGCGAGTGGCGTGCTACATCGCCTGGGCGGCAAGCCCACGAAAGGAACGCTGGCCGCACACCCAGGAAGTGCTGGCGACACAGGTTCTGGGATTGACAACCGACAGGCAGATCGGGACCTGGCGGGCTAAAAACCCGGCGATCAACGAAACGATCACCCTATTGCAAGCGGCACCGCTGTTCGAACATCGTGCTGATATTTACAACGCGTTGATCGTCAGCGCGACTAACGCGGATTACAAATCACACCAGGACCGCAAACTGGCGCTGGAACTGTTGGGAGATTACATCCCACGCCTGAGAGTAGATCAGCGAGATATCCACTCGGTCGAGGATCTCGACGATTTACCAGACGAAGAGCTTGAAAAACTGGCTCGATTGACGCGGAAGGATAAAGACCTGAATGAGTGATATGGTCGCTATCCCCAGTGCAGATGTTTCGGGTGGGGTGTCAGAACGGGCACACCAGGCAGCCGCTATCCGAGCACGGCGGGCTTTAGCGCGCAAACGGCTGATGGAATACGCGACCTACATTGCACCCTGGTACAAACCAGCCAGGCATCACCACCTGGTAGCCGAGTATCTCGAGGAGGTTTACAGGTTCATCGAGACGAAAGGCGCGGAAGGAATTGGTCGTCTGATGATCTTCGAGCCACCGCGGCATGGCAAAACCGAGGAGATCAGCCGCATATTCCCGTCCTGGCTGCTGGGTAAACGGCCAGACAGCCGGATCATTTTAACGGCCTACGGCGCTGACCTGGCCAACGAAGACAGCCGGGCGGTTCGGAATTATGTCACCAGCGAGCAGTACAAAAAAGTGTTTGGCGAGATGAGCGCGGTGGATGCGCCGGTCGAACTGGACGAGGAAAGCCGGGCGAAGGCGAATTGGAGCCTGGTGGCACCGCACCGCGGCATGGTGGTGGCGGCCGGTATCGGCGGCGGAATCGTCGGCAAGGGCGCGCACCTGCTGGTGATCGATGACCCGTTCAAAAACCGGGACGAGGCAAACAGCGAAGCCTATCGCAAGCGGGTTCTGAGCTGGTACAAGAGCGCGGCATATACGCGTTTGGAGGACGGCGGCGCGATTGTGGTGACGCACACACGCTGGCACCCGGACGACCTGGCGGGCGAACTGCTGGAGATGATGGTCAGCGATCCGCTATTGGCCGACCAGTGGACGATTTTATATTTACCCGCGCTGGCACTTGGGCATGACCAGTACGTAGGCGACGAGCAGCGTTTTCAGGACCTCATGCTGCGCGGGCAGTTTTTACCACCGGCGGATCCGCTTGGACGCGAGCCCGGCGAGGCGTTATGGCCAGAGAAATACCCGGCAGAGCAACTGGCGCGGATTGCAGCGAATGTAGGGGCGCATGAGTTTGACGCGCAATACCAGCAGTTACCCAGAGCCGAGAAGGGAAATTTCTTCGACGAAAGCAACTTCCGCCTGGTCGAAAAACGGCCGGAGGGGTTGCAGTGGTTCGTTTACCTTGACCTGGCATTGGGCGAGAGCCAACAGGCGGACTACAACGCGGCTATGCCGTGTGGACATGATCCTGCGCGTGGGGTAGTAATTTACCGGGATTTGCTGCATGTACACGAGCTGGATGAGTTCCTGGAGCAGGTGGTAGCCTGGATGGTGGATCCGCGCGAACGGGGCACGATCTGGGCAGTGGAAAGCGTAGCGTTTTCGTCGCTGGTGTTTCGCCAGTTTATGCGCGACCCGCGCCTGGCGAATGTGGCGATCATGGCGATGGTACCGCACGGTGATAAGGTCAGCCGGGCCAGGCCGCTGCAAACCCGGGCACGGCAGGGATTGATCGAAGTGGTGCGCGGGCCGTGGTGGCAGGCAGCCTGGCGTGAAATGGAAGTTTTTCCGAACGGCAAACACGACGATATCGTCGATACGATGAGCGGCGGCTTGCAGATGATTGCAGATTTCGGCGAAGGTTACGGGCAAACGGCTACGAGCGAGGCGGCCGTGCAAACAGCGAGCGACCTGGGTTTTTAGGAGGAGAAAATGGCGAAGAAAATCAATCGCGGGAAACCGCTCGAGGAACTGGTAAAGGGCAGCCTGGATTACACGATGGCCATGATCCGGGATGCGTTCCGGAAACAATTTCCGTCGAGAGAATCGGGGCCGTACATCTGGATCGAGGAGATCTTCGCAGATCACCTGATCGCTCACAGCGAAGGGCAAAAGGTGGACGAGTTTTATTACGTCAGTTACCAGCGCCAGGATGGCGAATACGTGTTCGCCCCGCAAAACGAGTGGCGGGTGGTGGAACTGACTTACCAGCCAGCGGGGTTTGAAGAATCGTCCTCGCAGGGCAAGAAAAAGGATAAGCGGTTCGTCGAATCGGTTGGCATGATCGAGCTACTGGAAGCGGTCGAAGGCCAGCCGCGGAAAATAAAAGCTATTGGGATTACAGCCGACGTTGTCAATGGCAACGGACGGCTTTATCCGGCGGCGGTTCTCGAGGCGGCGGTGCAAGATTTGCAGAGCCACCTGCACGAGAGCGCAGGGCAAGGCCGGTTGATGTTGCTTGGAGAGGCGGAGCACCCGACGAATAAATCCGGGCGTCCAAACCTGTTGGAAACTATCGTCAAATGGGACGGAATCTCATTCGACAATCGCCAGACGGTCCTTGATGGACATATTCTGGAAACATCCAAAGGAATGGATATCCTGGCGCTCATGGAAGGCGGTGTCATGCCGGGCATCTCCCAACGCGGATACGGCCAATCGAAAATGGTAAAACAAAACGGCCAGCAGGTGGAAGAAGTGACGAAGCTCAAGATCACAGGCTATGACCTGGTGATCGAGCCGAGCGACCCGAATGCGGCCGTGATCCTATTTGAATCGAAGTCCGATATGGAGGAAACCATGGACCCTGAAGAAATCCTGAAAATCATCCGGGAACACCCGGAGTTGTTCCGCGGATTGATCGCGGAAAACGTCAAAAAGCTCTCCGACGAGCAGGCGAAATTACTGGAAAGTAAGATCCGCCAGTCGCTGGGGATCGACGAGAGCGCCGACCTGGCCAAGGCGTTGACCGAGGCGGTGGATGCTAAAAAGACGCTGGATGCACAGTCCGCGCAGAAGGCAGTCGATGAGGCCGTTGCCGAGCAGACCAAAGAGCTGCCGTACGGCAAGCTCAACGAGTCGTTTGTCCAGGCGGTGCGGGATGCAAAACCGGCCACGCCGGAAGCGGTTAAGAGCCTGGTCGAGACCAAGCGCAGAGAATACGACAAGATTGTTGCCGACGCGAAACTGGCTGGGATGGGCTTCCGCCCACTGGGCGGCGTGATCGAAATCCCGGCTAACCAACCCGGCCACATCCGCGGATCGCTGGAGCTGCTCGAGCACATGGAACGGCGCGGTATGTACCACAAACCGGCGGACGGCCTGATCAACGCCAGCTTTGCCAACCAGATGCTGGAGCGCTTCGATGAAGTGTTCAAGCGCCAACTGGCCGAGGAGGGGCGGGCTTTCGAAGAGGCCGAAACCACGGCTGACCTCAATTTGCCGTACTCCGTCTCGCGGGCGATCATCGCCGCGGCAGCCCCGACCCTGGTCGCCACCAGCGTGTTCGACTTCGCCACGATCGACACATCGCCGACCCGGTTGTATTTCGAGAAATACACCGGCGAGACCGGATCCGTTGGCACAGTGGTCGATGAGGTCGTGGTCGCAGATCTCAACGATTACGTTGCTCTGGCCAACAAACGCCTGATCCCGGGAACTGTGGTGTTAACCAACTCGGGCGCCACGGTGACATACACCGAGGGCAGCGATTACGTGATCAATTATGCCAATGGCATGATGATGGCACTGGCGACGATCACCAACGGCCAATCGCTGAGGATCGATTACCAGTACGACGCGATCCGCAAGGGTGAGATGGCGGCGATCGAACGCGGCAAGGTTCAGTTGAGCTTCAAGACCATCGAAGCGATGGCTGACCGGCTGGCAACCCAGATCAGCCGTGAGGCGATCGTGTTCTCGCGAAGCCAGATCGGCTTCGACGCCGTAGCGCGCACCCTGGCGGCTCTGACCCGCGAGGTTGCCCAAAAGATCGACAAAGGTATCTTCTACCTGGCGCTGGCCAGCGTGCTTCAGGTGAGCAACAACACCGGCGGGACCTGGGACCGCAGCTCGGACACCCTGCTTTCGCTGATCGAACGGATCGGCGTGGCAAAGGTCAAAGTGGCTAATCGCTACTACCAGCCGAATGCCGTGGTTCTTTCGCTGACCAACAGCGACAAAGTGGCCAACTGGGACGGTTTCACGGCGGCTGGTTCACGCCCGGACGCGACGTTGAACGCCAACGGATACGTTGGGCGGGTCAAGGGTCTGAACGTCTTCGAGACGACCGAGTTCAGCGACGATTACATCCTGGTGGTCAACCGCGAGCTTGTCATGCACCGGGTGTACATCCCAATGCTGTTGCGCGGCCCGTTCCCGTCCTACAGCGACGGCAAGCTGGTGGCGGCTGACCAGTATTACGCCGAGGAGTTCAACCTGAGCGACAGCCCAATCGTCGAGAAGGGCTCATACGTCAAGCTGGTTGACTAATCATAACCCCTCCCCTGTCCCCTCCCCGTAACGGGGAGGGGTAATCTGAGAGAGAAAGGTGGACCGATGGCGGAAATCAAGCTGGTTGGCAAGCGCGAACGGCTGATCATGGGGAAGTGGGTGGTCCCTGGCGAGGTTGTGAGCGTGCCTGAAAAAATGGTGCTGGTGATCAATGATCGACTGGGAAAAGAAATCGAGGTGATGAATGGCGACGACGCTGGCCCAACTGATGGAGAGATTAAGCGGAGCGGTGCCGGTAAAAAACGGCGTACCCGGCGCTGAACAGCGTCAGGACGCGCTCTTCATTGCGGTCGATACACTCAATCGCAAGGCACCGCGCACAAAAATTGCATCATTGAGCATCACCGCCGGGCAGGCGAGCTACAGCCTGCCGGACGATTTTATTTTACTGATCAGCCTGGATAGTTTACTCTCGCCGGATGGCGTTTTTATTTCCGACGGTGGATTGATCCCAATTCCAACTGGTGGATGGAGCGAGCGATACACGATCAGCAATAACATGATCACGTTCTATCCGACGCCGGGTTACAGCTCAACGCGCAGCCTGACCTATGCAGCGGGACACATCCTGAACGTGGATGACGAGTATCCCGAGATGAGCAGGGCCGAGGCGGGCGCAGTCCTGCTGCATGCTCAGGCAGCCTGCCTGACGTTACAAGCCAATGCAGCCGCGCAGAAGGCCTGGACGTATCAATTGGGCGACGAGCGCGTGAGCATGGAGCGCCTGGCAGCGGAGCTACGCGAGCAGGCGCGCGAGCTGGAGCGGCAGTTCGTACAGACGGCCGAACGGCTGAGCGGCGCAAGCGCTTACCTGGTGGTGGGCTGATGTTGACTCCTGACGATTTCAGCCAAATGCGAAAGGACCTGGTAGATATGATCGGCGATAACCGGGTCGAGATCACGCTGCGGCGGGGCAGTGATACTCTGGCTGCCCAACAGGCGCGGATCGTGCGCGCTGGAGCGAGGGCGCAGCAGGCACGCTCGAATGGCGGCGGCGCGGCGCGGGCGATGGTGATCGTTTTTGGATACCCATCGATGGACATCCAGCGTGGCGACCGGTTTACTCTGGATGGGCGATTATACGAGATCAGCTACGTGCGGCCATCAAGACTGGTTGGCGCGGTGGCCGAGGCGGAGGCGGTGGAGTAATGGCATCCTCCGGGATTTATTGGGTTACGCCGCCAGAGGCGATGATCGAAAACATCGAGCGGTATGGCGAGCGGGTACTGATCGCAGTCCAAGCAGTGGCAAACTTCATCGGCATCGAGATGGCGAACCAGGGGAAGCTGAACGCCCCATGGGAGGATCGGACAGGTAACGCCCGCTCCGGCTTGTTTTACGCGGTGGACGGTTACGATCTGGAAACAATCACCGGACAGGTATCGTCCGAGGCTGCGCAGCTCAACACGGATGGGGTCAGCGTATCCGGCAGCCGGGACGAGCTGGTGATCGCATTCAGCCACACGGTTTTTTATGGCAAATTTCTGGAATTATCCAACGGCGGGCGGTACGCGATCATCATGTCCACCATCCAGCAGCACCTGCCGCAGCTGGAAAAAATGCTAAACGACCTATTCGACGGGTGAGCCCATGGGACTAATTGATAAAATCAATGCCATTTTTCGAGGACGGAGCGCCGAATCCACACAAACGACGAGCGCCGAGCTTCCGCGCCTGAACGAAACGTTCGACGATGTGGCCAAAAAATTCAGCACTGAGACAGACCGCGCCCGGATGGTCGAGGCCTGCCGACAGATGTACAGCCAGGATCCGCGCGCCCGGAAGATGATCCGCACCTTGGCGCGGGACATGATCAAAGGCGGTTTTACAATCAAGTGCCAGGATGAGCGGGCAGCGCAGGTTGCGCAGGCCCTGTACAAGCGGTTGGATCTGGATAAGCACCTGGATGACTGGGTGCGTCTGACGGCGCGGGATGGGGATAGTTTTCTCGAGGTGGTCATCAACGAGGGGCTTGAAATCATCGATATCTCGCGGAAACCAAATTTGCAGATGCGGCGTAACTCGGATAAGTACGACTGCTTTGCGGATCCGCGCAAGGCGTATTGGATGGGATCGCAGCTGCATATCGGCACCGAACCACCCAAAGACGCGACGTGGTTCGCGGACTGGCAAATGATCCATGCCAGGTGGGAGCACGATGAAGGCGGTCGCTATGGCACGCCGATGATGGCCAGCGGAATCAGCGCCTGGCGCAAGGTGTGCGAGGGCGAGCTGGATGTGGCTGTGCGCCGGAAGACACGCGCATCGATGCGCTATCTGCACGTGCTCGAAAACGCGACCGAGGCGGAGATCGAACGATACAAGGAAAAAAACAAGTCGGCCTTATCCGCAAGCGCTGCGGTGGCGGATTTTTTTTCAAACCGGCCCGGGTCGATCTCGGTGATCCAGGGCGACGCGCGATTGAGCGAGATCGACGACGTGCGCCACCACATCCAGACCTGGATGGCGAGCGGCGAAATGCCGATGGAGCTGCTGGTGTATGGCGAAGAACTCAACCGGGATGTGCTCAACAAAAAGCTAGAGGAATACCAGGAAACGCTGGAGCAATTGCGGATTTGGGTGGTGAGCGAGCTGATCAAACCATTGCTGGAGCGGCAGTGGCTGCTGGCCGGGATCCTGCCAGATGGCCTGGATTACGATATTACCTGGAAAGCGCAGGCGGCAGTCACACCGCGCGAGATCCTCGACGTGGCGGACGCGGCCATGCGCTTGCGCCTGCTGGGCTTCCCGGAAGACCTGGTATGGAACGTGCTCGCGCGGTTCCTGCCAGGGATCGACAGCGAGATGATCAGCCAGGCGGTCCAGGCGCGGATCGGGAACGATGCAGATGACGCCGGGCGAATGGACGCGATCATCGGTGGTCTGATGCGGGGGAACCAGTGACAACGAGCGTCGATAACTGGCTGGAGCGTATCCGCCCGAGCCGGGTGAACCTGGCCGAACAGGCAGCGCTGATGCGCATGCAGATGTTCGTTACCGGCGAAACGCACCGCATCTTGAGCGAGACTGCGGCAAAGATCACCCAACGGCTGCTGAAAGCCGGTGAGGGCGAGTCGGTCGATGCGGCGCTGGCCTTTCAGGTCCAAAACGACGCGGCCATGATCTGGAAAGAAACGTTGACCGACGCCTGGCTGCCGATGATTGAAACCCTGCGGCGGGAGGCGGCCAGCCTGGCTTTTGGCAGCCTGGCGGTAATATTTCGCGGGGTTGCCGAGCAGATGGAAAAGCTCACCGCGGAGACCAGGAAAACGCGAAAGCCGGTTTTCGAGGAGGCGGTGGTTGAGGGGGTGTTTGCACCCCAGCTCAACCTGCTGGTTCAGGCGGCCAACGAACGCATCTACCAGGATGGCCTGACCCTATCGGCGCGCATCTGGAAGTTTGATCGCGATACGCAGGAGGGGATCAACCGGATCCTCATGCAGGGCGTGCAGGACGGCTCATCGGCCTGGGAGCTGGCCAAGAAGCTGGAAAACTTCCTGGGGGCGAACCAGGACTGCCCGCGCTGGACGGCAACGCGCCTTTACCGGCTGACCAAGACCGATATTGCGCTGGGCAACAAGACCGGCCTGGCGCGCAGCGAGGACTGCGCCGGTCAGGGCGTGGCTTACAATGCGCTGCGCATGGCGCGCAATGAGATCCAGGCGATCCATCACATGGCCAACGACGCGCAGATGGCGCAGATACCATGGATCGAGAAAGAGCAGATCGTTCTATCGGCGGCGCATCCCCCATTGGGCTGCGTGTGCGAAACGGTTGTGGCTGGCGGCGAGGGTGGCCAGGGCATCTACCCAAAGGGCGAGATCGTTCTGCCGTTGCATGTGGGCTGCCTGTGCTTCAAGATCGGGATGCAGCCACCGGCGGAGGATTTCACCGCCCGGTTACGCGGGTGGATGCGCGGTGAGCAGTCCTGGCCCGCGATGGATGCGTTCTCAAATCGTTATGGCAGTGGGGTGAGCGCGAGTGATCCACTGGCGATCGCGCTGGGGGTGTGGCTGTTTGGCGGCAAAGACGACATTTTGGGGAGGCTGGTATGATCCGCGACCAGGTATATGCCGTTTTGAGCGCAGATAGCGCCCTGGCGTCGATCCTGACCGGCGGTGTGCATGTCGTCGGAGGGAACGTGATGGAGATCAACCGGCAGGAAACACCGGCGGCCTTCGATGAGGACGGGGAGATTTTACCCTGTGCGCTGGTGCGCCAGGAGACGACCACGGCAATCGACCCGCACCCTGACGGGACGCGGGTATTTGTGAGGATCTTTTTTTATCAACGGCGCGGAACTGCGGCGATCGATGCGGCAATGGCCAGGTGTTTTACCCTCCTGGACCGGGTCCACCTGGACGGCGTCTGGGAGATCAGCCAGGCAGACGACCTGCACGATTTCCACGATCCCTCGCTGAATTGCACACTGGCGATGAGCCGCTACATGGCGATCGCCAAACGTTAGGAGGATTCAATGGCTATAAAAAAATCTGTAGCGGTACGTAACGCCGAACTGGATACGCTCGAGACGACGATTGGCGCAAGCGCAGTGCTGAAGATCCGCACCGGCGCCCCGCCCACCAACATCAGCGACGCGGATAGCGGCACGGTGTTGGCGACGATCAACCTGCCGTCCGATTGGATGGCGGCTGCGGCGAGTGGCTCGAAGGCTAAGAGCGGCACCTGGCAGGCCAACGGATCGGCGGATGGGGTGGCCGGGCATTTTCGTCTCTACGCCAGCAACGGCACGACCCAGCACATGCAGGGCACGATCACCGCGACGGGCGGCGGCGGCGATATGACGCTGGATAATGTCAACATCGCCACCGGCCAGCAGGTAACGGTCAACACCTTTACGCTCACTGCCGGGAACGCTTAAAAGGGAGGCTTTTATGGCCGGTGAAATGGATAAACTGATTGCCGCACTTGCGGTCAGTAAAAAACTGGAATGGAATAAAGCCAGTCTTGCAAACCAAACGGCTGGCATCTGGTGTAGTCTATGGCGGGCAACGGGAGAGCCACAGCAAGGGGCAATCCCAACCAGCGCGGCGGCGTGCGATGATACCTTTACCGGATCATGGGGGCTTGATGCGCCTGGAAGCGGTAACGAATTGTATCTTGCGCGTGCAATGGGGTTTAGCGGCATTGTCGCCTCTCTGGTTGTGTTTGACAGGCTTGCTCACATGGGCGGATTGTCGGGTACAGTTGCTACCGCTCAAACCGTCAACCTGTCTGTCGCAACTGCCGCAGGGCAGGGGCGGTGTCTTGCCAGCGGTGGTGATGTTCAATGGTTTACCGAGCATTACGCCGATACGGGTTCTACGGTGGTGACAGTAAACGCATCCTATACGGACGAGACCGACACATCAGGCCGTACAACTCCCACGATTTCCTGGGCGGCAACTCGCCGTATTGGAAACTGTTACAGGTTTGACCCAGCACAGGGTATCTCGCCTCGGTTCATCAAGTCGATCCAGACAGTCACGCTGTCTGCTTCGACCTTAACAGCGGGCAACTTTGGAATAACCGCCCGCAAGCGGCTATTCACCATCCCGATTATCCTGGCTAACAGCGGATTGACTTTCGACTTCGCAGGACTGGCGCTACCGAAAATCAAGGAGCAATCCTGCCTGGAAATTTTAGTGTTGCCTGGTACAACGTCATCGGGTGCGCAAATCGGAAACATGGAAGTTATCGCTGCCGCTCTGTAGGGACACATGGCAAATCCAAACAGGATCAGCGGATTCACGAGGATAACTAGTACAAACCTCACCCCTGGGTCAGGTGTTGATACGATTCTGTCTCCGCTGGTGTTTGGTATTCTATACAACCTTGAACCTCAAGTGTTGCCGAACACGGCGGATAATGCTGTACTGAATGCGAGCGGGGCGGTGCTGGAATTTACGGGTACTGATCCCGATGCCAACCCGATTGTCTATCAGGTCGATATCTGTAAGGTTGCCAGCTTCGGTCATCCTGCCGGAGACAGAAATATGCCAAGTTCTCCGACAGGCATCATACATCCCAACCCAAGTGCGACACTCGGATGGGATGGCAACTATCTGATTGATGACCGTCCAGGCCAATGCTTCGCTGTTGACCTTACGGGCAAGATTGTTAGTGTGACTGTCATGTTCAATAAGGATGCAGATACAAACGGGACAGCCTATGTAAAAATTTACGACTTTGACACGGCCACAACCTACGGTTCGACAGGCGCGCCCGTTGGGGCAAGACCTTACACGACTGCTCCAACGCCTGACTGGATTGCTATATCGGATGGGTTCTTTATTGACACATCCGATACGTCAGGTCAATCAAATCGAACTTTTACATTCTCTGGTGCAAATCAAGTTGAACTGGAAGGCGGCAAAAAGTACGTCCTGGTTATTGACTGGTGGCCGGTCAACTCTTTATATAACAACACTATTACTGTCCAGGCAGACACGATGTCCCCTGTTCATCCTGGTAATATGTATCAGGATGGCAACGGAAGCGCGAGTATCAATAACGGCCCACAAGCCGGATGGGATTTGTATTTCTCCGTAACTCTCGAAGTCGTAATTGCATCGTTCTCATCTGACGTTGACCTTGGCTTTGCAAACGTCATAACCCCTTCTGATACCTCCCCCTTCAATTCAGGAGAAAAGGTATCCTACACCAAAGCCGGACTTGCCGAAGATGTAACCTGGTACTGGCGAGTATCTGGTAAAGACCCTGCCGGTACGAATACCTGGGGTGGTCGATCAACCGTCAGGGCTTATACGGTTGAGGCCACATCGGGCATTACCGCCAACCTGAATGTTGGCTTGGACGGTACAGCGCTTGCGGCGGACGGCGCGGTTGAGATAACCGGTCAGGCCAGTATAGGGTTGGATGGCGCTGCGCTTTCAGCGGCCGCCAGCGTTGACGTGAGCGGAGAGGCTCAGATCAACCTGACCGGGACGACCCTGGCGGCGGACGCGGCAGTTCTTGCGGTCGGGTCATTGAATGTTGCTCTGGCGGATACTGGCCTGAGCAGCGCGGGTGTTGTTGAGATAACTGCATCGCTGGTTATCAACCTGGCAGACGCAACCCTGACAGCAGATGCTGTTTTGCTTGTCAGCGGGTCGCTGGATGCGCAGATGGAGGATGCCGCGCTGGATTCATCGGTCACGGTCGGGTATGCCCCAAACGGCGCCGACCTGACCGAAACATTCGAAGACACCGCGCTGAGCGCGGAAAGCCTGGTGCTGGTCAGCGGCGGACTGGCAGTTACCCTGGCGGATGCAACCGTGAGCACATTCGGGCGGGTTGGCCAGGTGAGCGGCATACAACTGGATCTGGTTGCGCGAGGACTGGACATGCAGCTCGACGAGCGGCCGCGTGGTTTTGTGTTGAAAAATAGAAACCGGAGGTTCCATGGCTCATCGGAAGATTGAGTTAGAAAACGAGCAGGGCGTCAACGAAAAGTTTTTTTATGAGCTGACCACCACGAACTGGGGTGCTGCGCCGGTGAGCGTCTCCGTGAAAACGGTCGATGTGACGGCAAATCACACTGACGTGAGCCAGGACGTGCAAAACGGCGATCCGACTGTGGAAGGCGACACGATCACCCTGCCGGAGATCAGCGACCTAAAGGCCGGTCACGTGTACCGGGTGGCGGTGCGGTTTTCCACCGGCGGCAACGTCTTAGAGCCATTTTTTGTGGTCTATGCGACCCGCTAGGAGGTGCAATGCGAATTAATTACAAGAGCAACATGACGCGGCAAATGGGCGAACTGGTGTGGAGCCTAGATAACCATCACACCGTGGATGTACCGGGTGATCTGGCAGGGGAAGTGCTTAGCCAGCCGGGCGAGCCGTTCGAGATCGCGGCGGACGAACCGCTGCGCGCTCTGACCGGGATCGACGAGGCCGGGCTAATCGAGCTGGCACTGGCCGGGATCGGCAGCCTGGATGACCTGGCTAAAGCATCGAAGGATGAAATAACGAACATCAATCAGCAACAACTGGCAGTCTGGATCAAGCAGGCGCGCCAGTTAAGCAAATCTCACAAACAGTCTGAGGAGGACTAAACAATGGCAGGATTTGGCGATAAACCCTATGGCCTCCGTGAGGTCAAAATCAAGCCGATCGGCGGAACGATCGTGACGCTGCCGGTGGCTCAGCAGCTCACCTTCCGCGAGATGGTCACCAGCGACATGCTGCGCGGCGACGACGTGATCAAGTCGGTGGTTGCATTTTCTGAGGGCCTGGAATGGTCGCTCGAAGCGGGCGGGATCAGCCTGGAAGCCTACGCCGCCCTGACCGGTCGAACGGCGGTCGCGGCCGGGATAACCCCCAACCGGACGGTAACGCTTGCGGCCGAGGGCGGGGACGCGTTCCCATACCTGACGATCTATGGCAAGGCGCTTGGCGAAGAAACGGATGATATCCACTGCAAGATATTCCGGGCCAAGGTCACCGCGCTCGAAGGGCGCTTCCAGAACCGGCAGTTCTTCATCACCACATGCTCCGGGATCGCCGTGGCGGAGAGCGATGGCGATACGTTCGAGTTTGTCCAGAACGAAACCGCGGCAGCGCTGCCGATAACCTAGCCATGGATATGGCAACCTGGCGGGCGAAGAAACAGGCCGGCGAGCGGTTTACCCTGCCCTCCGGCCTGGTGGTGGCATTGCGCAAGGCAAGCCTGCTTGACCTGGCGGAGCAAGGCCGTATCCCGGCGCCGCTGACCGGCGCGGTGGATGCGCTGTTGAGCGAGCGCAGGACCTTGACGGTCCAGACGGCGCGCGAGTTTCTGGAGGTGGTCAACGTAGTCGTCATGGCGACGGTGATCGATCCACCGATCGGCGCAGAAGCGGGCGAAGGCCTGCTGGGCGTCGGTGAGCTGAGCGTCGCGGACCGGCTGGCAATTTACGACTGGGCGACGGAGGAGACAGCCGCGCTGCGTCCCTTTCGTCCAGAGGCTGGAGAACCTGGTTGAGCTGGACCTGCTGGCCCGGCGCTATGGCGTGCGACCGAGCGCGCTTTTGGGCGTCGATGGCTGGCTGGGGTACCAGCTCGACCTGGCAGCCGCGATCGGGTCACTGGCCAGTAAAGACGATAAGCGCGGACCGGCAGCGCCCAATGGGTATAAATCGCCGTTTCGCGTGAAGAAAATGAAAATCCAAGAAAATGGAGTGTGGTAAATGCCCGTTCAACTGGGTAGCGCGCATGGAAAAATAACAATCGATTCCTCCGGCGTTAAGCGCGGTGTGGATGAGGCTAAAGAATCACTCGGCGGCCTCAGCAAACAATTCGGTGGCATTGGTAAAGATATCGGTCAGACAGCCAGTTTCATCGGCACATCCATAGGGTTCATCGGCGCGGAAATAAAAATTCTGCAAAAGGTTTTCCAGTTTGGTAAAGAGGCTAACCAGCTTGACTTCATGCGTTCGAAATTCGACAACCTGGCGGTCTCGATTAACACGACCAGCCAGGTGCTGCTCAAGGACCTGCAGAAAGCCACCCGCGGACTGGTGGCGGATTCTGAACTGGTCAGCAGCGCGACAAATTTTATGACCCTTGGCCTGGCCAAAAGCCACGACGAGGTGGTGCGCCTGACCCGGGTGGCGGGCGCGCTGGGCATGAACATGAACCAGCTTGTTCTCACCCTGACCAACCAGACCACGATGCGTTTCGATGCCCTGGGCGTATCGGTGGACGGCTTTGATGACAAGGTCAAAGAACTGGTGGCTTCCGGGATGAGCGCGCAGGACGCATTCACCGAGGCATTCCTGCAGCAGGCCGAGGACCAGATCGCCAAAGTTGGCGACGTGGCCGATTCGAGCGTGACGGCTTTCATGCGTCTGGAGGCGGCATCTACAAACCTGGCCGACCAGGTAAAAGCATCGCTGGCCCCAAGCCTGGCGACAGCGGCTGAGGCGGCAGCTCTCCTGCTCTCATACAGCCGCCAATTGGATGAGGCTTTCCGGGAGCACCGCCAAAACGTAGAGCAGACCGCCAAGAGCTACGACGAATACGTCCTGGAACTGATCCGGGCCGCCTCAGCCGCGGGGCGATTTGAGGGTAATCAAAAACGGATCGCGAAGGCGATCCTCGAAGGGCAATTGACGGGTGAGCAGTATACCCAGCGGGTGAATTACATGGCTCAGTCGCTTGGGTTGCTGACTGAGCAGGAATTCAACTTCATCCGCGCGGCGGAGGCAGACATGATCAAGGTCGTACAGTTTGCCAGCGCCATCCGCCAGGCGGGTGAGGATGCTGGCTTTACCGCTGAGCAACTGGCCGAGATGGAAAAAGCAGCCGGGCGTTCGTCAAAAGAGCTGGACGGCCTGGTCAAACAGCAGGATGCGCTGAAGCAATCCATGGACCGCTGGATGAGCGATACGGCTGGCCAGGTTGTGACCATGCTGGAACAGAAATTGCCGGAATCCTCCGAAAAATTCCGCGCCGCCCTGGCCGAAGTCGATAAGATCATGGGCACGAATCATCTCAAACAGCTTGAGCAAAAAGAGTCCGTCCAGAAGTTGGTGGATGAGTATGACAAAACCGGAAACCTGGATGCCTTCCGCCAGGGTCTGATCGCCATCCGCGAGGAAGGTCTGGCCACGATGAAGCAAGAACTTCAGGACGTGACCGAGAAGGCCGGAGCGCTGTACGAAAAACTGTTGGCGCTGCCGGAGGAGATCCGGGTTGCAATCAAATTCGATATTGATGATTTGCCCGCCTGGCTGGAGGGCGCCGCGGCGGCCGGTCGGGTGGAGCGCAACAAAGCTGAAAACTACCAGAACACCGGCACAACCCCCACGCCGCGCGCGATCGGCGGGCCGGTGCGGAGCAACAAACCTTACCGCTGGCAGGAAGGGCTGGGCGGCGAGCTGCTGGTCTCGGAGCGCAGCGGTTACATCCTCAACGCCAACCAGGTGCAGCAAATGCTGCGTCAGGGGGGTGGATCCGCCGGACGGGATGTTGAGCGGCTGGCCGGGCTGATGGAGCAGATCGCCAATCGACCGGCGATCCAGGTGCTGATCCCGAACGCCAGCGTGCGCAGCGACGAGGACCTCGAAGCGTTGGCCTGGCGCGCGTCTGACCTGGTGCTGGAACGGATGGGAGGCTGACATGCAGATGCGCCTGACCCGCGGAGCGACGAACATCAGCCTGAGCGGCGGTTATGGGACGATCATCGCCTGCACTTATTTGCAGCGCGCCGCCGCGCAGGAAGACGAAGAAAACACCGAAACGGTCGAGATCGTGCTGGAGGGCAGCCAGGCTAACATGCTGACGGATATCCGCCTGATCGAGGGCTGGCTGGCCGACGCCGAGCAGAACCAGGCCGAGCGTCTGGTGCACGATCGCATTTTTTTGGAGTGGGACATCAACGATTCATCCACCTGGTACCGGTCGGAGATCCTGCGCGGGCGGGTCGAGCGCGGCGGTGTTTTCCGCCACCTGCGGCTGGGGGCAATCACACTGGGGATTGTCATCACCAGGCGTAATTTTTGGGAGGGACCCGAGGAGCAGATCCCGCTGACGAACGGCAACGGCACCAACAACACCAGCGGGCTTAACGTGTTTAACTGCAACGACGGCAGCGGCACGTCGCCAAACCGGCGGCACAATTACATCGAGATCGCGTCCGGGTCTGTGGGAGGCACGCTCCCGACGCCGCTGCGGTTGGAGATGACCAACATTTTCGACAGCGCTTCGCGGCTGAATAATCTCTGGGTCGCGCAAAACATATTTTCCGATCCGACCAATTTCGACCACCGCATCGAAGGCGAAGCGACCGCGCAGGGCGGCACGACGCAGAGCGACTCGGGCTCGAGCGGGGGAAACTATCGCCAGTTCACCTGGACGGGGAGCACACAGGTTTTGATCGGTCGCTGGGTGCTGAGTACAGCCTTCCTCAACCGCGCCCGCGGGCGCTGGTTCAAAGTCCTGGCGCGCATGCTGCTCTCTATCCCGACTGACTGCCGTTTGCAGTGCAAGATCACCTTCCCGACCGGTGTGGCGTTGACGCCGGTTGCTGTCAGTCAGGAGATCTTGCTTAACCAGTTTGAGACACTCCAGGAGATTGGCACGGTGCAGCTCCCGCCCTGGTTGGTGACCGCATCCGGAGACCTGGCGCCGGTGGATCTCTCGCTGTACGCGCGCAAGCCGGGCGGCGGGACACTCAACCTGGACTGGATGCAGGTGACGCCGCTGGACGGTTACCGCCTGCTCGTGCCGCGTGGCTACGGTGCGGCTTACCAGGTGCGGATTGTGGATGATGGTATCGAACGGTCACTCTGGACGGACGGCTGGAGCCCGGCCGGAAAAACCGGCCACTACACCGCCATCGGCGAGACGCTCATGCTCCAGGCCGATAAGCTGCAACGTTTGTTCTTGCTGCAAAACAACCAGACAGGCGGATCGGAGATTACCCGGGTACTGAGCGTCAAGGCCTACTACCGGCCGCGAAGGTGGTCGCTGTGAGGCGCAGTAATTTTTCTTTTCGCATGCTGGACCGATCGTTCCAGACGCCTTTGACGATCCCTGATCTGGATTACACGGTGGAAAAATACGGCCAGGCGGCGATCGGTGGACCGCGCCGGGCGACGGTCGGTGTGCAGGGCGAGGAGCGCGCACTGTGGGAACTGCTCGAGTGGCTGCGCGCGCCGGTGGAGATCCTGGACCGGCGCAAGGACACGGTCTGGTGGGGTTACCTGGATGGGGTCGAGTTGGCTATTGGCGCGATCCGCGTGCGGGTAACGCTGGACGGTATGGCTAACCGGGTGGCGGTGGCTTATGCTTTCGTGGAACCGGGCAGCGAAACGGTCGGAACCCGGGCGACGACCGCCTGGGTTCAGGATGACGACAGTTTATCGACTTATGGCACCCGCGAAGTTCTGGCGCAGCTCAGCTCGGCAACTGTTGCCCAGGCCGAAACTGCTCGAGCCGCGTTGTTGGAGATGCTGCGCTACCCACAGCCGCAGATCGAGGTACAGCGCGCGCTCCTGGCAGGCGGCAAGAAAACCGTCGCGAAGACCGCAGGCGGGTCCGGGAAACTCCTGCTACGCGGCTGGTGGGATACACTCGATTGGAAATATTATGCCCAGAACGCAGGCAAAGAGGCACACGAAGCGGACGGGAACGGTACGCAGGATCTCGGGCGTATCAGCGGCAACCAGCGCGCGGCGCAAAGTTTCCAACTGGTGGGCAGCGGCTGGGAGGCAGCGGCGGTCAAGGTCAAGATTCGCAAACAGGGGACGCCAACCGATGATATGATCGTCGAGTTGTGCGCAGATTCCAGCGGGGTACCAGGGACAGTGCTGGTTTCGAGCAGCGCGGCGGCCGCGGTTATCCCCACATCCATGAACTGGCTCACGTTCAATTTTGCGCCGCTGATCGGCGGCGGCTACCAGTTTATGCAGCCATCCACCACCTACTGGCTGGTCGTGCGGCGGGCAGGGTCGGTCAACAATGACCATTATTACGTCGTGGATGTGGACGAAGGGCTGGCCTACCCGCGCGGGGTGATGCGCCTGTACAATGGCTCGAGCTGGGTGGCGCGAGTTCCGGACGCGGATATGAATTTCCAGGTGCTGGGCGGGCGTGAAACCACACTCCAGATCGAGGATATTGTCACGACTAACGGACAATTTATCACTGGCATCGTGGTCGAGGACCGCAGCAATGTGATCAGCAACCAGTACCGGCGCGGAGACACCACCGCGCTGTTCGAGATCATTGAGCTGCTGAGGTCTGGGAACAACACCGGGCGCAGGCTGTTGGCGAGAATCAACCGCAATCGCGAGCTGGTTGTCTCGCTCGAGCCTGAGCGCGACAGTTACAATGCGCAGATCTACATCAAGCGCGACGGATCGGTCGAAAATCAATGGGGGGATCCATACTATGCCGCGACGTGCCCGGTTGGGCAGTGGGCGCTGCTCAAAGATGTGATTCCATCGTCGCTGGATTTGGGCCGGATGGCAGACCCCAGCATGCTGTTTATCGAGGAGGCAGAATATGACGCTGAACGGGATGTTTACACCCCCTGGGCGCGCGGTCAGGATAGCGCCAGGTCGCTCGCTTCAAGGATTTTGGAGGGTTGATGGATCAAATTCGAATCTCTGAGCTCTACGCGCGGCTCAAACCATTTATTTTGGACGCCATCTCTATCGTGGGCGGCGGCGGCGGACCATACGCGCCCAGTCCGCATGATCTGAGTTCCGGACATCACACCGGCAGCCTGTCCGACGCGCAAGGACCGCAGTTTTTGAAAACGGACGGTTCGCGATCGCTGGTTGGTAACTTGACCGTGGCCGAAGGGATTACGATCGATGGGGTGGATATCTCCGTATTTAAAGCGGCCTACGATACCCACGCCAGTCTGAGCGCAGCCACAGCGCATGGATCGGTTGGGCTGCATACCCACGAGAACAACCCGCAGGGTGGGCAGCTCGACCACGGGTCGGGTCTGGCCGGTCTGTTAGACGACGACCACCCCCAGTACGCGCACGCGGACGGAAGCGGGACGCGGCGCGCATACGAGGCGCAGCTCCTGAACAAGACGATCACGGCCGGGGCGGGCCTGACCGGCGGCGGGCTGATGATCGCCGACCGGACGCTGAACGTCGGCGCGGGCTTTGGCATCACGGTCAACGCGGACGATATAGCGGTCAATACAGCGGCGGCGTTCACCTGGTCGAACGCCCACACCTTCCAGGGATTGACCTTGACCCGTCACCTGCACCCAGAACTTAGCGACACGTATGATTTGGGATCATCAACCCGCCTGTGGCGCAAGGGCTGGCTGAGCGAGCTGGACACGATCCTGTTTGCGCAGAACACCGTGACCCTGGTGGGCGGGTGGCTGGTGGTCGGGAAAAACGAAGGGGCGGTGGATGCCAACGTTATCAGCACGGACACGCAGATCAATTTTGGCCAGGCGATGACCGTAGGCGATTTCGTCCTTTTCCGGGCAGCGCTCAAGGTCGAGTACATGAGCATCGGCAGCCTGGTGAGCGGGACGACCTACAACGTCACGCGCAACCTGGACGGCAGCGGTGCAGACAACTGGCCGGCCGGCACGCCGTTTGCGGTACTCGGGCAGAGCGGGCAGGGACGGATCGAGCTCAACGCCTTCGACACGCCGCGCTTGCAGATGGTGCGCCAGGGGGCGACCTTCAACGCCCAGACAGAACTGATTCGCATCGGCGACCTGAACGGCAACTGGGGATACAGTGCCGAAAAATGGGGGCTAGCGATAGGTGAGTACGCCGCTGGCCTGCCGAACATCGTCATTGATCAGGACGGGGTGCTGCGCTTTAGTTTGCACACGACCGAGGTGATGCGTTTCGGTGGTGGAAATGCTGATATTACGGGCGTACTGCGTCTGCCAGGAACGAGTAGTGCTATTACTATAGGCAGTACACCGCCGACCGCCAACAATGCCGGTACGGGTATCTGGATCGACAGGACGGGATTGTACAGCCTGGCCAGCGGGGTGTATCAGGTCAAGATTGATACTGTGGATGGTAAGTTGTATGCGGGAGGCGGACTAATAAGCGTTGGCAGTGATGCTATACGCATATATCCGCCCCTAGAAGCGCAACGAGCACCTATTGAACAGTTTTCTATCACACCTCCTGGTCAGAACATGTCTGGTTCTCGCAGCTTATATTATGGCACCAACGGTTTAATCCAAGAAGATAAAGAGCTAAAGTCTACTAATTTCAATGCTTTTCGATCTGATAGGATCATCGGCATACAATCTCGTTGGACCATGTGGTCGATGGCCAGCGGGACTTTCATAGGAGATACGCCGGGCGCGAGAATAACATTAGACTATTTAAGCGACTCCAAGAGTGAGGTTACTTTACAAACAATACCCAATGCAGGCACAAGCTCACAAATACAATTAATTGCGAAGGCTACAAACCTTTCGGACGAAACGTCTGTGATAATAAATCCAGCGTCTGGCGTTGTTATTAGTGCGATTGGTAGTATCGCAAAGAATGATTTATACATACAGGGTACAGGTACGATCCGTGCGTCAACCGCTATCTCTTGTCGAGCGTTCCGAACCACCAACCAGAGCATCGCCAACAATACATTAACAGCAATGGGGTTGGACAGTGAACGATGGGACGACGTTCCATCAGGTGTAACTGGGATGCACGATAACGTTACCAACAATTCCCGCCTCACGTGCCGGGTTGCGGGCGTGTATAACATTACAGGTAATATTACGTGGGCCGCGAATAACACGGGTCGAAGAGATATTGCAATTAGGTTAAACGGCACTACTTTTATCGCTTTTACGACTCACCAGGCATTACAGGATGCAGCCATATCAACCATTTTGAACGTCAGCACACACTACAAAATGATCGCAGGAGATTATGTCGAACTCATCGTGCGACAAGCATCTGGTGCCGCACTAGATGCAACTATTAATGCAAATCACTCCCCTGAATTTATGATGACGAGAATTGCATGAAAATATTTGATCTACTACAAACAAAAAACACCAAAGAGCAGGAACAGCGCGTTGAGCAGCTGATTGTGCGGACGCAGAACCCGGTCATCCACCTGGCGGTCAGCCATGACCCGCTTTCCGGAGAGAGCGCTCTCCAGGTCATCGGCGGCGGTCAGGTCCCGGCGGAGGTGGTTATCAATGTTCTTGCTGCCGTGCGTGATAACCTGGTGCGCCAGGTGGCGGAGGCAAGGGCAAAGCAGGCCGACTCAGGTGAGGACAAAGTCGAAGTTTAGACTATGGAGTGGAGACCGCCGGGGGCACTCGCCCAATGCCAAAACTGGTG